TATATCTTCTGCTCACCAATGCGTCCGTTTGTCGAAACACGCATGATGAAGACACTACACGCTGAAGAGATGCCATTCGGAGTTAATGCCATTGTGGCTATTGCGATGTATGGCGGGTACAATCAGGAGGATTCAGTAATTCTTAATAAATCAGCGGTCAATCGTGGACTATTCCGAACGCTGTACTATACGATGTACAAGGATGAAGAGCATCGAAATGTTACATCCGGAAAGGAAGAGAAGTTCATGAAACCGCGTCGTGAAAGTACACGAGGATACAAAGCATCGTCATATTCTGCAATCCAGGATAATGGCATGCCGATGCGGAATGCGATTATCAAAGAGAATGATGTTGTTATCGGAAAGGTTACGAATTTGAAGAATGATCTTAATGGGTATGCTTACCGCGATAGTTCAACGATTCATCGTAATTCGGAGGCATGTCGCATTGATGGAGTGTGGCAGGATAAGAACTCAGATGGCTATCCGTTTATTAAGGTGCGGGTTGCTTCTGAGCGTATTCCTGAAGTAGGTGATAAGTTTTCGAGTCGTCACGGGCAGAAGGGGACATGTGGTATCATGCTGAACGAAGATGATATGCCATTTACTTCAGGTGGGTTGCGACCGGATCTCATCATGAATCCTCATGCAGTTCCTTCACGAATGACGATTGCGCAACTCATGGAGAATATGTTTGGGAAGGCGTGTTCTATGCGTGGAACACTTGGAGATGGGACGCCGTATTCTCATCTGAAGGTCGATGATTTGAAGAAACATTTGGTAGATTTGGGAATGCATCCGTATGGAAATGAGATTCTGTATAATGGCGCTACCGGTGAAATGATGCAGGCAGAAATCTTCATGGGGCCTACATTTTACCAGAGATTGAAGCATATGGTTGCTGATAAGAAGCATAGCCGAGCACGTGGACCGATTGTTAGTTTGACGCGTCAACCTTGCGAAGGTCGAAGCAGAGATGGTGGTTTGCGTGTTGGTGAGATGGAGCGCGATTGTATGTTATCGCATGGTGCTGCAATGTTCACGAAAGAGCGATTGATGGACGTATCTGATCCTTTCACGACAGGATTCTGTAAGACTTGTGGTACGCTTGCCGTGGTTAATCCGAAAGAGAATATGTATTCGTGCGGATCTTGTGGAAATCAGACGGAGTTTGAGCTGAAGACGATTCCGTATGCAGTTAAGCTATGGAGTCAGGAGCTAGAGGCGATGCATATTGTACCGCGTATGGTTTTCGAGTAGTTTAAATACATTACGCAAATAGATATCAATGACGCTATACATCCGTGCCGAGAACCCCGAGCTACGCGATATGATTCAGAAGCAAATTGAGAATCATCGTTTTACTGACTCTGGATTTGATATTCCAATGGTTGCACAGAGTATTGATTTGAGCGAGAAGGTTCATGCTTTTTCACTAGGCATCAGCGTAGCAGCTATCGAGATACGTGTGCCGTCGTTTCCCGGGGTAGATCCTGAAAAGCCTACACCTTGCCTTCTTCTTCCCCGCTCCTCCATCTATAAGACGCCTTTTCGCCTGTGTAATTCTATTGGCCTCATTGATGCAGGATATCGAGGCGAGGTAAAGGCGATGGTTGATAATATGGAGAAAACTACTATGCATATTAACGAAGGAACGCGTATTTTTCAAATTTGTCGGCACAATTTTCTGCCATGGGATAGTATTGTCATTGTGGATGAACTTCCATCTGCTACAGATGATCGTGGTTCGGGTGGGTTTGGATCTACTGGTTAGCGTCTGCGTCCACCGACAACCGGAGTATCCCCTAGTTGTCTGATAAGAGATCCAACATAATTGTGTAATTCAATGTATTCACGATCGCGATCGCGTGCTTCTACGCTAATATTGCCAACGATTTCTACCAACTTATCAACATAAGAATCTATAACTTCAGCAACCTGGTTTTTATGAGTCTTATTCATTTCTTCACTTAGTTCTGACTCAAGCAATGTTTTCATTTTATTAAGAATCACCTTTGCTTGTGTCAACTCCTGAGTAAACGTTGATGCTCCACCTCGCTTACGAGTCCGTCGTGTTTTGCGGCTCTTCATTTATTTAACCAGCGGATAAATAAGTACTAATGAAATTGCATCGTGAATAACAGCGCCCCAATAAGCACTATACCATGTTGTTCCGAGTCCAAGTATCATGAACAAAATTACGACTAACGAACGCAGAAAAGTGTTGATTAGCGCATTTGAAGTTGGGATCAACCAAATATTCATTTAGTATTAATATAAGAAATGGTTGTATACACTGGCAAGATATATAACCATATAATCAAACCTAGCGATGCGATTGCATTGAGCTTGAACATAGTAATTTTGGCTATATTCTACTGCTTTGTGGGGTGTTTACTTTCGTATGTATTGTATTACTTTTTTGATGAGTACAATCCGAAGGATAAACTTGGGCTCGAATGGGAAGAAAGATCAGTGTATTATCAACTTGGAGACGTATCCCTTGGAATTGGGATTATTGCTCTTGTATCATTCTGGCTGGTGTTTATACTCAACACATCGGCTCCAATCATTCCAGTCCCTCAATATATGGCCTCATTTGTAGACACTTACACAACAGGTATGTTTTTCATGTATTCTGTTTTCATTTTCATGACTGACTTGACATCGAAGCTCAAATACTTGTTTCAAACCTATTTAGAAGCCAATTTTGATGCTATATTCCCCAATAAAGGCTCACTGCTGGATATGAACTTGCACTATGAATAGTCGGGGTCGGCGTAAGAAAAATAATTTCTCGCAGTAGAACATAAACAAAAATGGGTGGCGGTCTTATGCAGCTCGTCTCTTACGGCGCGCAGGATATCTACATCTCAGGTAACCCCCAGATCACCTTCTGGAAGGTCCTCTACAAGCGCCATACGAATTTCGCTGTGGAGTCCATTGAAGTCACCTTCAACGGTCAGGCCGACTTCAACAAGCGTGTGACGGCCATCATCAATCGTAACGCCGATCTGATGTACAAGACGTACATCCAGGTTGTGCTGCCCCAGATTACGCTGTCGACGACGGCGGCTAATTCCTCTCTTGGCGTCACAAGCATATCACAGGGCTTCCGCTGGCTCAACTTTATCGGTCACCGCCTCATCAAGCAGGTGGAGATTGAAATCGGTGGCCAGCGTATTGATCGCCAGTATGGTGACTGGATGCAGATCTGGACCCAGCTCTCTACGGAGGCGGGCACGGTGCGTGCGCTAGAGTCGCTGATTGGCAACACCCACGATCTAGTTCTGCTCAAGCGCGCGACGGGTATCGGGCTGGATGCCACCTGCACGTCATCTGAGACGACCGTGTCGTGCATCCCTCGCGCCGGAACCCCCGCCAAGACGCTGTACATTCCTCTGCAGTTCTGGTTCTGCCGCAATCCTGGTCTAGCGATCCCCCTAATTGCGCTTCAGTACCACGAGGTGCGCATCAACGTGGACTTCGAGACGTGGCAGAACTGCCAGTATGCTGAGCGCTCGATCGGTTCACCTCTACAGCCCCCAGCCCAGTCGCTCGCGGCCGCCTCGTTGTATGTTGACTACGTCTACCTCGACACTGAGGAGCGTCGCCGTTTTGCCCAGCAGAGCCACGAGTACCTCATCGAGCAGGTGCAGTACACTGGCGCTGAAAGCATCACGTCAAGCTCAAACAAGATCCAGCTGAACTTCAATCACCCCGTGAAGGAGCTTCAGTGGGTTGTCCAGCGCGATTCATTCGTGGACTGCTCTGCTCCCTTCTGGGTCGCGACGGTTGGTGGTCCCCAGCCTTTTAACTACTCTGATGACTTCAGCACGGATGGTATGATTGTATCTCTTCTCTCTCAGGCCCAGAACTTTGGACAGGCTACGGCATTTGCAACCTCTGACGGCTCCGCTACCCCAGATATTACTGCGGCGCTCGGACAGGCCGTGACTCAGAATTCCTCTCTGTATGGTGCAGATTCAGTAGATGCTGCTGGCAACATGGAGTTCGAGTCGGGTGTTAACTACCTGCTCGCCAAGGTCATCCTCGACTCCGGTATTCGTTGCGAGGGCAAGAACCCGATTGAAGTCGCCAAGCTCCAGCTCAACGGCCAGGACCGTTTCACTGAGCGCGAGGGCTCTTACTTCGACAAGGTGCAGCCCTTCCAGCACCACACCCGCACGCCTTCAACGGGTATCAACGTGTACTCGTTCGCCCTGCGCCCCGAGGAGCACCAGCCTTCAGGCACGTGCAACTTCTCGCGCATTGACAAGGCGACGCTCCAGCTGACTGTGTCCATCAACACGGTCACCGGCCAGCGCACTGCCCAGGTCCGCGTGTATGCGCTCAACTACAACGTGCTCCGCGTGATGAGTGGCATGGGTGGTCTAGCGTACAGCAACTAAGCAATTTAGATCTTAAATTTAAAAGATAAATAGGGTTAGATTAACCCACAATTGCGCTTGGATACCCAATTTCAATTGTATATGATCTTATAAATGCATCCCGAAGCACGAGACTTTACTTTATTTGTCAAGTCTCAATTCCCAGAATTTTTTGTTAATAAAAAAGTTCTAGATGTTGGATCTGGAGATATCAATGGTAACAATCGATTTTTATTTGATACTTGCAGTTACGAAGGAAATGACGTTTTTGCGGCTAACAATGTAACTATTGTTTCAAAGACATCTTTATTGCCCTTTGAAGCAGAATCGTTTGACACTATTGTTAGCACTGAATGTTTTGAACACGACCCCGAATATGTTTTGTCTTTTCAGAAAATATTAACTATGCTGAAACCAGGCGGGCTATTTTTTTTTACATGTGCATCAACAGGTCGTTGGGAGCACGGGACCCGTAGGACTTCCCCACATGAATCATATGGAACTATTGGTAATGTAGAGGGATGGACAGACTACTATAAGAATCTTACTTTTGACGATCTAAAAGATAGTTTTGATATCAACGAGTTCAGCCAGTATGCACATTATTATAACTCTTCTTCTCGGGATTTATATTTTTGGGGAATTAAGAAAGGCGCAGATAGTGTATATAATATAAAGACATACGCTTTATAGAAGACTAAATTACGTATAACTTATTTCATCTTTAAATTCCGTGTCACACAATACCATCAGGATTGAATTGCGTTCCAAGTTCATAACAATGTAATTATTCGGGGGAAGCATTAAGCCTTTAGTTGATGTATCAAGGATAAACGTCTGTTTATTTCCAGTATCTTTAAAAATAGTTTCAATTTCTACCCTTCCATTCAAACACACGATATATTGCCAAGTATTTGTATGACCATGATGCCCGCGAATGTTTTCATCATGATCATTTAATCCGGAAATATAAAACACTCGTTTTATATCAAATCCAGTTGTATCTTTTTCAATAGCAACCAAATAGCCCGGTTTAGCATTTTTCTTTACATGCAGATCAATAATGTATGCTTCCATTTACAAGATATCTATATTTAAAACTAATGACTGCAACAAACCCGCTGGGGACTAATTTTAATATTTCGTTTACAAATACAAAGCAATACAATCAATCATTTTCTAATGAATTCAATGGCCATTTAGATAGTATTCTTCAATCTGGAAGTTATATCTTAGGAAGCAGTGTAACTACGCTGGAAAATGAGCTGTGTTCTTATATTGGAATGCCATATGCTATTGCTGTTAGTTCGGGTACATCTGCACTTGAACTAGCCTTTGAGAGTTTGAATCTATCTTCAACTGATGAAATTATCATTCAAGCAAATGCTTATATTGCATGTGCATTCGGAACGCTTCGGTCTCCCGCAAAGTTGCGCATAATTGATTGCGATACTAATGGATGTTTTAGTGTATCCAATCTAAAAGAAAGTATAACTCCCAACACGAAAGCAGTTCTAGTTGTTCACTTATACGGAGATGCGTGTGATATGGAGTCTGTTTTTAAGATTTGTAAAAACAATAATATTATGCTGATCGAAGATTGTGCTCAATCGTTTGGTTCATGCTGGAATAATAAAAAACTAGGATCATTCGGAGATATTTCTTGCCATAGTTTCTATCCCACTAAGAATTTGGGTGCACTTGGAGACGGAGGTGCAATTTTGTGTAAAAGTGAAGTATTAGCAAATAGATTTCGTAAGATGCGTAATTTGGGGTCTACTGAGAAATATATACACTCTATTATCGGAACAAATTCACGTATGGATGCTCTGCAGGCATTATTTCTAACAACAAAGCTACCAGATGTTGATAATGTAATAGCTAAGAAGCGAGAGATTGCAAATTTTTACACGACTAACGGGTTGCCTCATATTTTTAACAATTCTTTGAAAGCATACCATTCTTATCATTTGTACGTAATTTCTGTAAATAATCGTGACTGTGTAATGAAACATCTTGCTTCACAAGGAATTGAAACTATAATTCATTATCCAATCCCGTTTTATAAGAGTAAAGCGTTTGGTTATTTAAATACTCTATCGTTTCCAAACGCCGAATATCTTGCATCTCGAATTCTATCTATTCCAATACACACCAACCTAAGTGAAATGCAACAGCGTTTTATTGTAGAGACTCTTTCTAAAAGTAATGAATAAATGAAACATATAACGATATTATCGGATATCAAATATTCGGTATTGGGTGTAACGTGTATACGGTCTTTAGCTCGTACAACAACTATCCCATTGACTATTCATTATTATTGTGTTGATATGGATACATACCACGCTTTTAATAAATTGAAGCTAAATACCGAAAAGGTTAATGTCATAGTATATACTCCTTATGTCATTTTTCAGGATAAAACAGATAAAAGCAATGCAATGTATAACCTAAAAAATACGCATTATATATATTTTTTATGGACGCTTGCTTCATATTTTTCAGATTATATTATGAAGAAGATAGATCAGCCTGTAACGTATATTGATTCCGACATATATTTTCATAATGACATAAAGATTATATATGATGAAATAGGACAGAAAGATTGTGGTATATTTAAGCATCGTTTTTTGGACGATGGAAGACCCGACATAACTGCTAGTGGAAAGTATAATGTTGGAGTCGTATATTTTAATAATTCTGTCAAAGGGAAGTATTTATTAGACTGGTGGAGCGATGCAGTTGTACATAAAAAGTACCCAGAATATGCAACGTGCGGAGATCAGAAATATCTAGAATATTTTACAACATGTTGTGATGCAACTGAATTATATATTGACGACAATATTGGACATGGCGCACCTTGGGACTGGCAAGTATATGATTTAACTCATATCAAAGATGGTGTACTCGTATGGAACAACCAAAATCTTCCTCATGTATTTAGTCATTTTTCCAAATTTGGATTTGATTTTAATAAAAATGAGTTTAAATGTATAACTCCTCCGACATTATATGCTGGATTAAACAATAATCATATTGCATATCAAAATAAGGATTTAGTCGAAATACATCGTAATTATTATGAAGAATTAAAAACATCATATACCATGTTGAGACAACATACACCTATATCAGCAAGTAATATGTTTACACAGCCTAAAATTAAATCTATAAGATGGGGTCTATCAAAATCGCGGTTGGGATGATTGTATTTGAGGGGGACTATGTTCTGCGGCAATGCTTAGATCAGTTATACCCGCATGTAGATCAAATACTCATTGCCGAAGGTCCTGTGACATTTTGGCAGAAGCTTGGCAAAACTACATCACAAGATAACACAAATAGAATATTAAATGAGTATCCAGACCCAGATAATAAGCTTGTTGTTGTACACGGACAATTTCGGGAAAAAGATGACCAGTCAAACGCATACACTAGGTACATTCGAGATGACATCGATTATCTATGGATGGTTGATTCAGATGAAGTCTATAAAACGAATGATATAATTCGCCTTAAGAAATACTTGGGTAAAGAAATGCCTACAAGCGTAGGTGTACAGAGCTGTACGTTTTATGGCGGATTTAATCATTATTTAACTGGATTTGAACAACTACCTGACAACTTCTTGCGTATTTTCAGATACATGAGGGGTGCGACATGGTTACGTCATCGGCCTCCAACGATTAATTACCCGACAAATATTGAGCGTAAGCATATTACAAGCGATCAATTGTTTAAGGACACTGGAATCCAGATGTATCATTATTCGTATGTGTTTCCGGATCAAGTCCACAAGAAAATGAAGTATTATGCAACGTTTGTCAAAAATGGGACAATTTTCAATTATTTTCAAAATGTATATCTTCCATGGGTAACCGGAAATGATCTTGATAGACGTCATATTGAGGCACAAAATTTAGGAGTACATGAGTGGGTTCCTTCTAGACGCGGAGCATGCTTTACTGCAAAGTTTAACGATGTTCATCCGGAGTCTATTTCAAACTCGTTAACCGAATTAAATAAAGTGTTTGCGGAACAGTTATTTAGACATCTATAAGTATAATAGATTATAACAGATACAATGAACGCAATAAATAACCTAAAAAAACGTATATCTGAACTATCAGCTTCTTCTAAACAACAAAATATAGATAATATATGTGATGAAACTATTCAATTATTGGAATACCTTTATAGTAAACGTGCAGAAAATGCATGGTGGGGTACAAATCCAAGACCTGAATATTTCGAACACCGAATTGATCAATATCTTTGGAGAAATAGAAATTCTTTTTGGGTAGAGCGAGGTGTATTTAATAATATGTGTATAAATGCAAATGCACGCATATTAGAGTTAGCTTGTGGAGATGGGTTTTTTGCACATCATTTTTATTCACATCTAGCAGATTCAATCGAATGTATTGATATCGAACAACAAGCGATTCAGTATGCAAAAAAATATCATTCATTTAGAAATAAAGTTCAGTACTACTGTGAAGATATAATGACTTATATTCCAAAAAATACATATACAAATATTATTTGGGATGCAGCTATTGAACATTTTTCACCAGAAGATATTCATTCCATACTTAAAAGGTATATTGAATATCTAGAACCGAGCGGCATTCTTAGTGGATATACTTTACAAGAAAAAGAAAGCGGTATTCTACAACATAGCGATCATTTATGTGAAATGAGAAATAAAGAACACCTTGCAAGTTTTTTTACTCCATATTTCAAAAATGTATTAATTCTAGAAACACTTAGTCCTCAAAGAGTGAACTACTATTTTTTTGCATCAAACGGTCCTCTTCCGTTGACACCAGGTTATCAGAATAAATATCTGTTAACATCGCGGTGATATCATGGATATATAAAACGACATTATAAATAAATGCAAGTAAAAGTTGATAATTGGAAATCTGCAAGTATACCCAGACATCAACTGGATTTAAATCTCCAAGAACTATCCTCGAAATCAAAATATCCGCCTCATTGGAAGAGTATTCTCGCTACGATTCCAAGTAAGGATCGTATAGTAGATATTGGTTGTGGAGTCGGTTCAATTGCAGGACTTCTAGAAAAAGAAGGACTAACTAATTCATACCTAGGTATTGATTTTTCTGATAACATGATTCAATGTGCAACTGAACATTGGAAGAACTATGAGTTCAAAGTTGGAGACGTTATGCATTTAGATGATATTCGAGAAAATGATATTTTGCTGTGTAATGGATTGTTGAATACTATGCCGAATGCTATACATGCACTGCATAAAATTTTAAGTTACAGAGCAAAATATGTATTGTTAAGTCGACTATGTATAGATGTTACTGAACAACATGGAACATACAACGCCTACGGCACAATTGTTCCTAAATATACTTACTCTAGAAATACATTTTATAGTATTATTGACAGATGTAAGTATTTAATCGAAAAGGTAGATAATTCAACGGGTACATATTTATTAAAGCGACTTTAGGGGAAATATTCTATCCCAGAGTACAAATGCCACACAAGACTCGTAAGATCGGAACACGGGCACAAGTTATGCACGGCACTGCAGAGAAGACTAAGGGTGGTCTCACTAAGAAGAGTTTGAAATACAACAAGTATGGTCGCATTGTTTCGAAACGGAAGAGTGCGAAAGGAGTGAAGGGATTTTAAACGAAGTAATGAATACATAAAAATGCCAGATTATATCGTAGAGGCGAAGACGGTTCAGACAAGTGCAATTCGCACTCTAACAGAGGCACTCAAGTGTATTCTGGTAGAAATGAGCCTGCTTTTCGACAAGGACGGGGTCCGAATGGTTGCAATGGACCAGACTCGCACCGTTCTAGTCCATCTTCGCCTATACGCAGATAAGTTCGAGAAGTACGAATATAAGAATTCATCCTCCAAGCTTGTTATCGGGATTAACACCGATCACCTTTACCGCATTATTAAGACTGCGAGCAACGATGATACCGTAACCTTTTACATTGATCAAAGTGACCAGAACTCACTCGGTATTCTGCTAGAAGATGGCGATAAGAAGCAGGTTACTCGCTACAAGCTGAACCTTCTTGATCGCGATGAGCCTGATATTCAGCTACCCGATACCGAGTTTTCTACGCACATTACCATGCCTTCTCTGGATTTCCAGAAGATATGTCGCGATATGACGCTACTTGGAGCAAAGGTTACCGAGATTCAGAATGTAAACTCGAGCCTAACGTTCAGCTGCAAGGGTCATTTTGCGTCGCGAACGACGATTATGGGAGATAGTGAAAATGAGTTCACAATTCAGAAGAAAGAGAATGATATTGTTACTGGCACGTTTTCATTGCCTCATCTGGTTCTCTTCACCAAGTGTACCAATTTGTGCAACAATCTAGAGATCCACATGAAAAATGGCTGGTTTTTGATGATTCGATATGTGGTTGCAAATCTTGGCGATATTAAGCTATGCTTGATGCCTGTATCCGTGTAAGTGTAAGGAAATTCTAGATATTATTTCTAGTGTAAAACAGAGAATTGCAATAGTTTCAGCGACTATAAAATAGTTGGTGAAATCGGTTGTAGATATATGAAACACGTTTTCTAGTAGATCGTGAAATGGAGATGTATTATTCGTAAGATCCTTTTCTGCTACAATTGAAACACATACCCTTAAAAATATGTGCTGTAGCCACACCAAAATAATCGTAATAAGAATAACAAGTTTAAACCAAAAATTAGGGTATATTGTGTGTGAAATAAGAATAGAAACCATCAGTAACATAAAAAGCATGAAGTGGATATATCCCAGAATATAACCTAGCGCTTCGCCCTCATTAGTTAGCCATTTATACAAAAACTTGATAGTGTTTTTTAGATACTCCGAACACGAATGAATGATTGACTCTTTATCTATTTCTATTGCAATCTTCATTCTTAATTCTACTTACGACGTGATTTATGGGCAGTATACGTAACATCATCTCCAATTTGAAACATGGGAATCTTTGTGTTCAAATTAGATCGCTCGTGTATGGCTGATGACGTATTCCATATTTTGATGATTGAAAATTGACCTTTAGGAGAAACAGTAATCCCTGCAATCGATTCTTTATTTTTTACAAGTAGTTCGTCTGTTACACAATTAACCATAAGATCGATGTATATTTTTTGAATGTTTGAAATATCTACCTTCTTGGACCACGAACCTCCGTTCTCGTTTTCAGGGGAATCCCATATAGGTTTGAATCCATCTCGCATGAAGAAGAACATCCCGCATTCCCAAGCATCTTTAGGAATGGCCTCTACGACCGACCAAAACTGCTGGGGCGTAGACAGATCAGCAATACGAATATATCCGTTCAACGAATAGTCGTGGCTCTCGGGGTCATGATACCACAAAATCCAAGAATTTTTGAATCTTGTGGTCTCTGTCCCCATTTTATACTCAGTACTATATTATGTATGTTTAAAACGGAATTCGTTTTTCAAGGAACAAGTGTACAGTATTACAATGACTCTTACTGTTATTGACATGTATGCCCTTCGGGAGTGCACGCGAATTGTTCTCCCTGCAATTGTGGAGGAGAACATATCGAAGCTTCGCCGAACTGCAATGGTGTTCAAGCCGTTTTATAAGTCGCAAAGGCATGCACCAAGGCCTCGTCCAGTAGATAACTGGCGGGAAAGGTTACTTGTCGAGTGTGTTCGCAAGGTAAAGGAGCGCGAAGATCCAGAGTACTCAGAGATCTTTGCAATCTTCAATAAAATTACAAAGTCAAGTGTCGAAAAATTGTCAAACGATACGATTGCCCTTATTCAAAAACGCGACGAATCATTTCGTCTGCGTGTAAGCACACTATTGTTCGACAAAGCTATTACCAACCACATTTTCGCAAATGTAATGGCCGATTGTGCAGTCATTCTATCGAGTTCTATTCCAGAGATGGTTGAAGATTTGAATACACAGGTTTCGATGTTCGATACACTTTATAACATGAACGAAACAATTGCTTGTAATCACAATACCCTTATTGAGTGGACAAAGCAGAAGGAGAAGCGCCGGGGATATGCCAAGTTTGTAACTGAGTTGAATGTTCGTAATCTAATTAGCGACGATTGTGTTCAGAAGGGACTGGAGGATGTACTATCGGAGCTTTCGATTCTTCTTCAGCAGGTAAAGAGTCCACAGACGGAAGAAAATATCCACCAATGCGCCGTGTTCTTGTTCGAAACTCTTAAACTGATTCCCTCAACAAATAAAGTGTGCCGAGAACTTATGAAGAAATCAATCTCGGCTATCCTGCAATCGAGACCACCGACACTGATTATGAAGACAAAGTTCAAGCTGGAAGACGCGTTGAAATTAGTGTCCTAAAAACATATCGGCAAAACAAATGTCTGCTCCAGTAATACCATCCGCGAGCGTTCTACTCCGGGCGGCGCAGGTTGCAGTTGA